GGTTATTGTGTGTATTAACTTCTCTGATTCTTTACATAACAACAACATTGCCTTGATGAATGTCTGTGCTGACTTAACTTGATGAACGCTCGAAATTGCTGGATATGGGCGCTTCATGTGCGGTTTAGGTGGGCAACCGCCAAGTATGGTGCTGTATTGATTAACTTCAAACTCGCTATCACGCATACCGCTTGAACGCCGCATCTCGCTTTTTGGTACTCTGTCACTTAACAATTCAGCGTTAGCAACGTCAGCAAACTGTTTGATTTTGCCTGTTAATTCTTTAATGTAAAAGCCAACCGCCTTTCCGTCAGACATAAACAAGGTGTCTTCAGTTATGTTTGGCTCAATGTCTCCACATATATCGCCAATTTTGACGTTGTGTTCAATTTTTACCAATTCAACGATTTTCATTTAATTCTTTCAAGTATTTGGGCAAGTAGGTTGTTTTTCTAAAATCGTATAGCACCGACCAATCTACACCAACTGGCACGTTTTTCTTCATTGTTTCAATTTCAGTTCTCATACGCTCTATGTAATATCCCACATAACGCTTGCCTAACTTAACTTTTTTGTAAGCACATAAAGTTGTCTCAATGTTGTACAAATTCTTATGCTTGATGTTCATGTCCGATATTTTACTTAACAATAATTCCAACCCTTGGTCTAGGTCTAAATAATCTTTTGCAGTTAAATTTTTATCTTCAAAATGACTGAACAAATCTTTCCTATCTAAAGCAAGGGCAAGACCATTACGACAGCTTTCAGCTTCACGCAAATTCAAATCGTTAGGAATCATTTGTGTATCAGTCAATACGTTAATCAATTCAAGATAGATGAACATTGTGAAACGTCCAAAATAATGAATGTTGCTCAAACGCTTGTATGCGGCAATGTAGGTATCTTTTGGGTTGCTTGTGGCTAATTTTTGAAAATAACCCTGTTGACTTTTGCCAATAATTTCTCGATATGATTTAAAACAGTTAACAAATTCATTGTTGCTTCTTACTCTTGCACGGTCAGTTTGAAAAATCAGTTTATTCCTATTAACGACCCACCAGCGTTCAAGCCTGCCAACATCCACGTTTTGATAATCAGGAAATTCGTTGTAAATGTAAAAAACTGTTGGTGCGCAATAACATGTAGCAAAAAGGAATGCAAGCCAATACCGCTGTTCAATGTTCAATTCATATCGATTGGAAACATAGGTCAAACAGTCGTTTTGCGGGTCAATGTCGTTGGCAAAACTGCTTGCTTGGTGGAATGACAAGTATTCTTTCAAACCTTCCATTCATAAACCTCGTAAGGGTTAAGTGGTTCGGGGTTCAATAAGGAACGCCGCAAAATGTCGGCTGTTGATGCGATGTAAGTGCATCCAAACTTAGTTGCTTTATATGCTGGTCTGCTTTCGTTTCTAAAAAACTGCAATGAATCTTTTTTTAATACAACGCCGCTATATGTGATGTTGCTGTTAAGTAAAGCCATTCTATCCTTGCTTTGCAACATGATTTCACCATCGTTGTCGGATTCCATCTCAATCTCGTAAGCGGTTTCCATTTCCGTTTTGGTTCGCATGTCGATAACGCCGTTGAAAGCCAAGAATTCATCTTTGTAGGACAAAGGCTGATTGTTAATTGCGGTTTTGTAATCTCCACTTGTGCTGTATCGACAATGACCAATCAATAACTTCGGAAATTTAGCCATTCCTTTTAACAAAGGCATCAGTTGATTTGATTTGTTAAGTACAGTTTCGCCCGAATGAAGATGCATTGCATAACCATAAGCATGCATACCTCGAATTTTTGATTCAATAAACAGGCGATGCAAAGTAGCAAACGCTTGTTCAGATGGTTGTGGGCATATGAATCCAATAATGGCGCACAAACTGTATTCCCCTTATTTATTTTTTAGCAATGCTGGTCTTAACCAAGCTGAACCTACTGCTTGTATTGCTTTTTCAGTCTTTGTTTTCTTTTGGATTCCCCAACCATATGATTCAAGACTTTCCTTAACAAATTGGATTCTAATTTTTTGAGCAGGCAATGCTTGAACAGGATTAATGATTGCAAAATTGCGATAAGATATTTGTTCTGACCTCGTAGCAAATAATTTTTGGTCTGAACGCAATGAGCCTGTCGGGTCTACTGCCCACCAAATCAATCCATTTTTGTAGTGCCACGTCACCGAACTTGGCGTACATGACATTTTTAATCGCTCCGTTTTTTTTATCTTAACAGCATACGCTATCCACGCATCCCAACAAGCTGATGCATAACCTTTGCCTTCACTGCCTTCAACTGTGACAATTTCATACAAATTTGCGTATTTGTCTTTGTTGAATGTTGCAAAAATTAAACAGACTATTTTGCCATCGATGATGTGTGCAAATGGTGGTGAGTTTTTGTAATTACCAAACCTAAACCACAAGGAATCTGCTGTTGCTAAAAATTTAGTATTTTTGCCAGCAATGCTGTTTGCAATCAAATTCTTAACTGTATTTGCGCCTACAAAAGCAAATTTGTCATTGCAATTCATTTAATATTATCCTTTTGATTGCTGTATGTACCTCTTGTTCACTTTTGTTGTTGTCGACGATTTCTAAATTGAACGTATAAAATTTTTTTAATTGCGGTAATTTTTTTATGAAATTATGTTGGTGTTTAAAATTTATAGGGTCGTATTCGGTTGCACCTCGTTTAAGGCTTCTTTCTTTGACAGTTAAGGGTAATGAATTCAAAACAATAATTGTTAAATCTGTAAGCCTGCTGAATCGTAAAATAGATGGTTCACTTTGATAAATGCATCCATGTGCAACCATTTCAGATTTGCTAGATTTTATTGCTTTAACTAAATTGTCTACACTACCTATTGCATCTAGACCACTTTTGCCGCCTAAATAATTAAACTGTGGGAATTCTTTTTGCAATAGATTTGCCTGTGTAGTTTTTCCACAACCGAAATATCCAGCCAAGAAAAAACATTTCATTTGTTCAGCTTATTTTTTTCATTCTTTAAAAAGTTAATCAGCATCATTCCGACATAGGCTTTTTCTTCACGCCAAAACTTAACCAATTCTTGCGCTTCTTCGTAATGCTCAGGCTCAAATTCAATCTGAATTGCCTTACGAACACCTTTTGCCATGTCATCAAGCTGTGCGTCAATTTCCTCGTCATCTAGCACCGAGTAATCAACGTCACCGTCTTTCAATTCAGATGGGTCAAAAGCAAGTAGTTCTATATTGAAACCAGCTTCTCGCAAATCGCCAATTTCCAACGCCAACATTTGTTCGTCCCATCCGCTGTTTAGGGCAATTTTGTTGTCGGCGATAACATAAGCACGTTTCTGTGATTCTGTTAAGTATGCGAGGTCAATGGTTGGCACTTCCTGTATTCCCAACAAGAAAGCGGCTTCAAAACGACCATGACCAGCAATGATGCCGTTTGTGCCATCTAAAAGGATTGGCTGTGTCCAACCGAATTCTTTGATGCTAGATGCAATTTGCGCGATTTGGCTACTGCTGTGAGTCCTACTGTTTCTCGCGTATGGAATTAAATCTTTGAGTGGGCGATAAACAATCTTTAATTTCTGCTGTACTGTCATGTAGCTTCCTTTTTATTTTAAATCGCGCAACTGGTAAATCGTTTGCGAAACCAATGCCCGCATTTCATCAACAATGTTTTGCATCCAACTGTCTTGTGGAAAGCCATTTTGCCTACGCAATGTGTCGATTTCATCAGCCAAATACATAAAGTAATCCAATGGTTTGCCAATTGGAAACACATAACCATCCATTACATCATGCAATTTGCCATATTGACCTTGAAACGATTCCACAAATGTATCCAGCAAATCAACAATGCCATCGTAATATGCGCCAAGCGCCGTGTGGTCACTTCGGCTTGCGGTCATCCAATGTTGTAAGTGTGCATTAGTTCTTGAATGAAGCATACACATAACAAATTGCATCAATGGGTCATCGGTTATTGCTTCTTTGCGTTCAATGCTTGCGGTGAATTTAACCATTGGAATCCCCTTTTGTTAATTGTCCAACAGCGGGTCGGGCGTGTCAATCAGTATCAAATCCCTTGCCGCCAGTTCAGTCCATGTTTTGCTTAACGCATCCAAAAACATTTTTTGCTTCTGTTCTTTTGTTAATGTATGTCCAGCATCCAAATCGTGATGACAAGCAAAGCACAATGCCGCGCTAAAGTGGTCAGATGCCTTTATACCGCGCCCTTTGCCATGCGTAGCCATGTTGCTATGTGCCGCTTGTGTTTGCCCCTCTAAGCCGCAATGCTGACAGGGCAAAGATGCCACATTAGCCAAATGCTTTTTACTGCGCCAATATTGAAATTTTGCTCTCATGTAATGTGGACAACTTTGTGATTGTTTGACCGAATAATGTTAATTGTCTTTTCAATCATACGCTCATATTCTGACCGACTAACGCTCGTGCGCTGTAAATCATGATACGCATAGAGTTCTTTTATGTACCTGATGCCTGTTCCTGTTAAGCCCATTTTGCGTGTTTTTTCGTACCGATGCGCCGCCGCTTCCATTTCTTTTTGCACAATTGCACACACTTCATTAACTTCAATGCCTATGCCGTTTGTCGCCATTGTTTCTGCAATGTTAAGCATATCAACCAACACACGCCAATCGCCTGTTGTAGCGTTTCCTTTAACCATGCTTTCGATTGCGCTTAACTCGCTTAATCTTAACTTGTCTAATTTATCTTCTGTTGTAATTGCCGCGCCAGCAATAGCGTATTCAATCGGGTTAACTTTGTCCCATATTTTTCGGCGACATTGTTTTCTCACTCTGTTGCCCTGCCTTCCATTCTTGCGTTTGCCTGTTCTGTGCGCCAAATGTCTGTTCGCATTCTTGCCGCTTCCAAATGCCATTTCAAGGTTTCTTCCACCTCAATAGCCGCCGCCAAACCTTCAAGCAATTCCAAATATTCGGGATGCGAATATGCTTCTCGTTCTTGTGCGTTAGCCGCCTCGATGCCTTTTAACAAAGCATCTTTCATTAACAATGCTTTTTTGCTTTTCCTAAATTCGTCAAGGTAGACCCGCTTACTTTTTGCTTTTGCATAAGCTAGTGCATTCTTGATAATGAAATCTACTGCCTGATGTGGTGCATTCATTTATTTTTCTCCTAAAATTTTTAATGCTTGCTCAATTGAACGCACAACATGAACTGGCGAACCAGTCCACGCATCGTGCCATTTTTTTTGGTCTTCAGTTAACAATTGCTTACTAGGCACATTTGTGCCATCTTTGACTTCCATCAAATACAAAATGCCGTGATACCCCACAAGCAAGTCAGGACACCCTTTGCCTATGCTTGCCAACGATTGAACGCTTGCGCCTAATTTGCGTAAAGCCGCAACAACTTCGCTTTGATTTCGGTCAACTTTTGCCGCTGTTCTCATTCATAGCCTTTGTTAAGTCATCAGCAATACCAAGCCACAATTTGCTTGGGTCTGCATCAAGTCTTTGTGCTTCGCGCCAAGCGTATTGTTTTGCGCCTTTCAGTCCAGCCATCCAAATTAAATGGCGCAGAGATTTTGCGTAAATCTCCTGTTGCGAAAAGGGCTTGCCTAATAAGTCTTTGTTGTGCAAATTTTCCATCTTTTAGTGCATTCAAAAGTTTGTTGGCTTCTTCTATTGTCATGTTCTTTTTAAGTATGGTTTTGTTAAGTGTGCAATTGCATCTGCGTGTTGTTTTTGAATTTGTTTTGTGCCTCTAAAAGCAAAATATCTACCTTTGCTATGTTGTTTTATTTTTTGTACTGTCGGGAAATACTTAACTACGTTTTCAAATTTTGTGTCGCCACAAATTGCTCTGATGCTTCTAGCAGTCCAAATTTTGCCGTTGATTAACCATCCGTCTCTATCTAATTTTTTGCTTTTTACGTTAGGGTTTCCATCACGCATTGAACCGACATAAGCAAATCCACACGCCTGATAAATTGTTCCAATTTCACCAGCGGCTTCATCTACTGTGCAAGTTATGACTTCATATTTTGATGGCAACATTTTCATGCTTTGCCTAATCAATTTACTTGCGCTATGTGGGTGCGCCCAATGAACACAAGCACCTCTACTTAACAAAATCATTTTGCCTTCGTATCCGTACTTACTCCAATCAGCGCCAGAAGTGCCTTTTTCTCTAGAAATTTTGCCTAGGTTTTCTGAATACTCAGGTCCATAACAAACTACACCAGCACAAAAGCCTTCAAAGAAAATTCCGTAAGAATGCCAAACGACAGCAGGCATACAACCTAACCATTCGTAATCTTCAATTATTTTTTGTGCCAGCCCATAAGTCACTTCTTTGATTTCGGCTTTTTTTATGTCTACATCAATATGTTCCCACCAATTTCCAAGCAAGTCGGAATCAGAATTCTCTATGCGTCTTTTTTCTCTAATTTGTTTTTGCCACGCAACTGAATTGTCTAGAAGTAAATTCATGAATTAAATCCTTCCACGCAATTTGTCTAGATTTGAACGTATGTAATCAGGCATAGGAACGGCTCTTTGGCGGTCTTTTTCCAATTGCAGTAGGTAGGGGTCAACTTGTGGTTTTGTCGGCAAATCGGGTACTTCTGCGCCATCCCAACGCTGTTGATTCAGATAGACCAAAGGGGCGGGTATAAATGCGCCGTTGCCCTTTAGCCATTGCTCAGTTGTCTTCATCCAAACAACGTGCTTAATGATTTGGTCGGCAGAATGTTCGCAAAGATACTTTGCCCATTTTTCTTCGCATTGCTTCTTTGCACCTTTGCGCGGTGTTGATGGGTACGCTTTCCAAAATCTTTCAAATCCACTTTCAAACATATTGAATCTCCATAGGTTTAGCTAGGGTGGATACCAGCAGTATCCTACCTTCTCCATCTCTGTTTACTTTGTTTTATTTATCTTCATTGTTCATTTTTAATTCTTTCAATCACAAAGACCAAGTGCGCTTGACGGGTCAATTCACTTATACACAAAGCCTAGTTTTCCACCTGAGTTACTTTGTGCTTTAACAGTCGCTTAACCAACGCTGTTCACATTTTTCACAGGGGTGTATCTGTGTGCGGTGTTTCTTGGGTTCAGTCCATGCAGACCATTTGCTAACGCGCCCTGACGATCTTGTCGCCAAAAGAAAAAACCCCGCAAGATGCTCTGTGGTCTTGGCTCTTGGCGAGAGCAACAGCAAGACGATTGAACAGAGGTCAAAAGACTCGCTTGCCGTACGACAAGACCACACAGTACCCTGCGGGGTTTACATCCTCTGTTCAACGCCTTGATGCCACTCAAGACGCGCGAATTATGCATCAATTTTGCACAGTTGGAAAGCCCTCAGTGTTTTCTGTAAACCATTCGGGCTTAACTT